CTCCAGGGTGGTGGTGTTGAGCTTCGCTGCCTCGTGTGAGTGTCGGGATCGGTGTTTCGTGCTAGTCCACTCATTTCGGCTTCCTTTCGCTTAACGGACTGTGTAATGGTAAGCCACCTTATGAATAGATGGCCTAGTGATTACCCTTAAAAGGGCACATCCATGTCGTTCTGCTCTCGGTTGCGGCGAGGCTTGTCGCTCTTCTCTTGATCTTCTGGCGGGTTCAGAAAGGCGAAGCCGTTCCAGCCTCCTTCGACCATTGGGATGCAATCAATCTTTAGCATTGGGCCGTTTTTGGTATCAATGACAGCACCCATCTTCAAGTAGCGATTCTTCTCTTCGCCATCTTTGTTGTTGTACTTACCGATCACGACTTTGATCTCATACATTATCTTGGCCATACTGTTCCTTAAGTTTTGCTACGGTTGAATCGACTTCTGCCAGGAACTTGATGATCTCGGCTTCCATCTCTGCTATGAAACGCTCGTCCCTCTCCACTCGAGCAACGAACATTTGCATACTCTCTGGCATCCTCGGGTCATAGACCACAAAGTCACACCACTTCTTATCTGCACACCTCATCTGAAGCTGCATCTGTTTGAAATACTTATCCGGGATTTTTCTTGTCAGGAGCTGGTCGATCATGGTGGCCGTTTCTGGGCACTTGATCTCCACCAGCCCCTCGCCGACAACCCCATCCGGTGAGGCTCCGCACATCTCAATGGTCGGGTGAGGGATGAACCCCACCTCGGTCACCAGGACGCCCATACGGGCCTCATAAGCGGCCCTGGCCTCAGCCTCTGTTTGGACTCCCCATTCCATCGCGGCATTGGAGTAAGTCTTTGCAGGCTGGCCTGTTAGCCTCTCCACAACGAGCCGGGCTTTGTAGTTATCCCGGTCTGCTCCCCACCCAGTCTTGGTCTTTGCCATGACTTTGTAAACAGAGGATGCGGTGACCTTGCCGCACCTGGCCTGGAACCAATCGTCTGTGCGTTGTTCAGTCATTTTGTGTGCCTCCTTGACGCTTTAACAACTTTCCAGTTCGTGTCGTCATTTCGTTGCATATATTTTGTTATATCTAATTTCGTTATCTCTGTTGATTTTTTTGTTGCGTAAGCCTCTCTCTGGATTGCCCTATCTTGCTCTGTTCTTGTTTGTCTTTTTTGCGTGTCATAGTTCGTTGTCTGTAGCTTTTGAATCAATGCTTCATCGCGCTCTGGCTTTTGATCCCACATACGATCATTGATTTTAGGAAGATAGCCTGCAACAAAGACACGCACTCCAATCTTCCACGGCATTATTTTTGTTGGAGTTCTTTTGATTTGATCTATGTGATCTGAGAATCGAAGACCTGTTTTTTCTTCCCATCTCCATACCGCATTTAACAATGATCCTGCTTTCCTCCATGTTTCAATCAATGCTCGATCCCATGCCAGTTGAATCTCTGCAATGTTTGTTTCAGTTTTTTCACTCATTTCGCCGCCCCCTCAAGCCATTTTTTAGCTTGTAGTCTTAGTCGCTCGTGAATTGCTTTTTCAAAGCCTCGATTTCGCTCATCTTTCATAATGTTCAGTGCTTTTCTTGCCATCTCTCTTAGTTCTTCGTCTTCACTAAGCGCAGCCCTCATGACTATCTGCTCATAGTGGTGAGCAATGACTACGGCATCCATGAAAGCAACACTACCCAAAAAGCACTTTGATCCATCAATGGTGTAACGATCTTTTCCTACTCGAATTGAGTACAGCAGATCGCGAACATAGATCAGGCAATTTGTCATCTCACTCTGCATTTTTCGCCTCCTTCTTCAGGTCGTCCCGCTTCCTGATCCAGAACCGAGACTTTGCTTTTGATGCAGGTATTGCGTTGAATGCCTCTTCCAGTTTTGCCATGCCACCTTTAGCGGCCTCTTTCAACTCATCAAGGTAGGTATCCTCAAAGAGCTGATCCTCTGGGCCAAGAACCTCATGTGTCTGGTTCTCGGTGTCATTGTCTCCCTCTGTTGGAATCGCAAACGCCTGGAATGCTGCGTACTTGTAGGCTGCTGACATAGCCTTATTCGTGGCCTTGTCGCCAGAGTCCATCGCTTCCCCAAAGGTCTTGATGGTGTGCTTTGATCCATCCTCTGCGCTCACCAGGTCGAACTCCATCTCGACGGTTACATAGAACAAAGCCCCACCGCTTTTTGAGTGGCGCTCCACACACTCCCGGCTCAGGACGCGAGGAAGAATGCACAGACCGTGTTTCGCCAGAAGAGGCGAGACCACGTTATACACATCATCAATGCCTCGGAAGTTGTAGCCGTTGCCCTGGTTGTTGCGGCGGCTCTTGGTGATGCCAATGGTCGAAAGCTCGGCCTGGACTTGATTGATTGCTTTGTAGACGTTCATAGGAAGAAGAAGAAAAAGAGTGCACCACACAAACCGAGGAAGATGGCAAACAGCACATCCATAGCACCTTTACGGCGAGCCTCGATAGCCTCATGAGAAGGGCGATAGACGTATCTCATTCTTCCCACTCCTGAGCAGGAGGAAAGGCATCGTCATAAGCCCACAGCTCTCCTTCAACACCGCACTTGTTCCCGGTCAGACGGGCGGTGGTGCAGAAGAGAGGTTCTTTGTCGCCCGTCACCACATTGATGACCTGGAGGTCTGGGTGGCCGCACTTTGAGTTCATCACATTGGCCTCGTTGACCATGCAATGCTGACAGCGTACACAGGGGTTCATACTTGCTCCTAAAAGACCGCGATCTAGCGGCATGGGATGAATCCTAAGCGATCTTATGGGATCACAACATAGGACTTTCCCTAAGTCCCCTTATCCTAATCGGGCTTACACTACAGCGGGGCCAGGAACGGGTTAGCGCCGTGCGCCTGGTGTTTTCGAATTATCAGCAGGAGCTACTCTGCTACATGAGAGCTGGCCCCACCAAGGGAGAGACATGGACAAGAAAGAGCTAATCAAGAAGGCTGGAGGAGTCACCGCGCTTGCGAGACTTCTGGGCATCTCCTGTCCTGCGATTTATCAATGGAAGCGGGTTCCGCAGGCTCGGCTGTGGCAACTCAAGACCCTTCACCCCGAGTGGTTTGAGGAGCAAACATGAAGAAACTGGCTATCGCTGCCGCAATGATGCTGCTTGGTGCTAACGCTCATGCGGCCTGCACTTCCCACACATACATCGTCAACGGAAAGACAGTGACCTGTATGACCTGCTGTTACGGAGAGGGTCAGTTCAGGACTTGCACAACTACTTGCAACTGATGTAGAGTGAGAAAGCGCCGTGAGAAGCGCATAAGGTGGGCCTGGATCAGTGTCCTTGGGTGGACGGCTTCAGGCCCGATAAAGCCCGTAATGGGTTGGCCCGCCTCGGAATTCTCACCCTGAGGCTGTCCCCCCAAGGAACGCTGATGCATTTCTATCAGTTCAACATCAAGGACTACCAGTCCCACACGGGACATCTTGATGAGTTCGAGGACTTGGCATACCGCCGACTTCTCGACTGGTGCTACCTTCACGAGCGCCCACTTCCACTAGAGCCAGACGAGATTGCCCGTTTAATCAGGATGCGATCGCATAGCGACTGCATTGCGTCCGTTCTGCGGGAGTTCTTCGTCCGTACAGAAAATGGCTGGATTTCTCCTCGAGTGATGCGAGAGATTGATGCCGTGAACGACAAGTCTGAGAAGGCCAGGAGTAGCGCAAGGGCTAGATGGGACAAGCAACAGAATGCGAACGCATTGCCAACGCAGTCCGAAGGCAATGCTCCCATTACCCATGACCCATCACCCATTACCCAAGACACAATACCCAAAGAGAAGAAACGCACATCGACAGTCGTCGAGTGCTTCTCTGGTGTTGATCCTCAAGTCTGGAATGACTGGTTGGCGATCCGCAAGGCCAAGAAACTTCCCTTGACAAAGACCGCTATGGCTCAAGTCGAGGCCGAGGTGAAGAAGGCTGGCATCTCAATGCAGGAAGCTCTGAAGGAGTGCTGCCTGAGGGGTTGGGGTGGATTCAAGGCGAGCTGGTTTGTGCAGGGCCGATCTGAAACGGTCAACAAACAGGAAGCATTGGAGCGTCGAAACAAGGAAGTCGGCCTGCGCTGGCTACAAAATCAAGGGGTAGCAAATGAAGCAGAGTGATCGTCAAGAGTTCATGGAACTCATCACCGATGTTCTTGCGTTCTACAAGCAAGATGTTTCGGATTTCGCCATCTCCGTTTGGTGGCAGGCTTGTCAGAATTTCGAGATGGAGCAAGTCCGCAAGGCTCTCACAGCTCACGCGATGTGCCCAGACAGAGGTCAGTTCTCTCCTAAGCCAGCCGACCTGGTTCGGGCACTTCAAGGCACACACACCGATCGCGCTCTGCTAGCGTGGAACAAGGCATACCAGGCCATCTCTCAATTCGGCGCATACAACGGATGCGATCTCGGAGACCCAGCCTCACACGCAGCGATTCAATCAATGGGTGGGTGGGTCAAGTTTTGCCAGTCCGAGGTTGATGAACTTCCTTTTCTTCAAAAGCGGTTCTGTGACTTTTATCGAACCTACACGACTCGTGGCGTACAGGATGCGCCTCAAAGATTGATTGGAATCTCAGAGACCGAGAACGCTGCCAGAGGTTTAATGAAACCTCAGGCGGTGGAGCTTTTGAAGTGAACTATTTTGAAGCCGTAAAACTTCTAAACGAGGTTAAAGATGGAGTCAATCACAGCACAGAGTCAATCACCTACGCCCTCTTCCTCACAGGAGACATTTCGGATGGAATGCGAGGCGAAACATTGGGTCAAGACATTCAACGCAATGAAAGCCGATCATGGGCTGATTACTGCCTCGGCGTGGTGGGGACAAACAATCAGAGACATTGAAAAGAAGCGAGGCCCAAAAGCTGCCCAAGAACTCCGCGACGCAATGAACAGGTTGAAGAAATGACATTCATAGTTGTCTTTACCGTCGAAGGAATCCCTCAAGGCAAGGGAAGACCAAGGTTCCGAAGGGCTGGAAACTTCGTCCAAACTTACACCGACGCTAAGACAAAGAGCTATGAAGCAACCATCCGAGACACATCTGCTCGCGCAATGGGGTCAGCAAGGCCCCTAGAAAGCCCTGTGAGCGTCGATCTCTACATCAGAGTACCTTGCCCCTCATCTTTCTCCAAACGCCGCCGAAACGAGTGCTTTGAAGGAAGAGAGCGCCCGACGAAGAAGCCTGACATCGATAACATAATCAAGGCATATCTTGACGGAATGAATGGAATTGTATATTTGGACGATACACAAGTGGTCAGAGTATCCGCGAAGAAAGTTTACTCAATGGTTGCTGGTGTTGATGTTTGTGTAAGAGAGGAAATACTGTGAGTTATTCGATTCTTGAGTTGGAGATTATTCGTTGGGCCGAGCAAAGGCGCATTATTCCAAACAGCACAACAGAGAAACAACTTCTCAAGTGCATGGAAGAACTTGGAGAATTAGTATCTGCGACATTAAAAGGAAACAAAGAGGCTCAGATTGACGGATTCGGTGATGTTCTTGTCACTCTTATCTTGGCGGCAGACTTGGCAGGGCTTGATCTGATTACTTGTCTGAACAGGGCATACGAAGAGATAAAAGATCGGAAAGGAACACTCCATGCAAATGGAATATTTGTCCGAGAGTGAGATATTCATCTCCATAGCGATCATCGCGGTACTCCTCAAGACGATAGAGAGGCTCATCAAGTGAATGCCCACGCCGCCATCGACTTCATCATCAGGAACTCAGGAGACTACGCCAAGGCCAAGGCCCAGCGCGTACTTCTTGAGGAGTTCAGGAAATCAAAGAAAGCTCTGCTGATGAAAGAAGCGATGACAAAGTTCGAAGCGGTGAACGCCCAAGAGAGGGAGGCTTACTCACATCCTGAGTACCAAGAGCTTCTGAAGGGACTGGCGGCTGCAATAGAGGTCGAGGAAGACCTGAAATGGAAGCTGGAGGCTGCGAGGATGAGGACTGATGTCTGGAGGACAGAGCAAGCAACCGCAAGAGCAGAAGGACGGGCTACAGAATGATCCCGAAGCACACCTACATCAGAAGCCCCAAACTCCTTAGGGCGGTCGCGGAGCTGTCCTGTCAATGCTGTGGCCACCCGAACTCCCAAGCAGCT